AGAGAGCCAATTGCAAAAGATTTTTTTAAAATCTGCAATTGGCTTTTTTTATTTATAGGAGGTATAAAATGGCAGAAGAAACTAAAGTAGGGGAAGTTGAAAGAACAACGGCAACTACAAAAGAAATAACATTAGATGAGGTATTAGCTAATAAAGAAATTATGGAGAGTATCTTAAAAAGTGATGTTGTAGCAAAGCTTATTCAAGGAGAAGTTGATAAGGTTAGAACAAAGGCAAGTCAAGAGGGAAAAGAAAAAGAAAGTGAATTTGCTAAATATAAATCAGAAACAGATTTAAAAATAGCAGAACTTACTGCTTTTCAAAAGAATTATTTTAGAACAGAAGTTTTAAGGAAATCAGGGCTTGAAACTGACCTTTGGGATTATGTGAAAGGAGATACAGAGGAAGAAATAAAAAAATCAGCAAATGAACTAAAGAAATTAATAGCAAAAAAAGCAGAAGAAACAGTTGGAGCAAGAGTACATACTGGAACTTCTTATGTTGGACTTACAAAAGAACAATTTGGCAAAATGACTTATACAGAAAAAGCAGAATTATATCAAAAAGATAAAGAAACTTATGAAAAGTTAATGAGAGGAGAATAAAATATGGCAAATGAAACAAAAGCAAGTGATTTAATAATTCCAGAAGTTATGGCAGATATGATAAGACAAGAATTACCTCATAAATTGGTATTCGCACCATTATTAGTAATAGATAACAGATTGGAAGGAATACCTGGTAATACATTAACAGTTCCTAAATGGGGCTTGATTGGAATAGCAGAAGATGTTGGAGAGTTAGAAGCAATACCTTATGAAAAATTAGCTACTTCAAAAACTACTATGACAATAAAGAAAATAGGAAAAGGAGTTAAATTTTCAGATGAGGCATTATTATCAGGATATGGAGACCCTTTAGGAGAAGGTACTGCACAGTTAGCTATATCTGTTGCAAGAAAAATAGATGCTGATACTTTAGTTGAATTAAAGAAAGCTAAATTAAAATATAACAGAAAATCAGTTGAGTTATCTTATGAAGTTTTAGCAGATGCTTTAACTAAGTTTGGAGAAAAAATGGATATACCAAGAGTAATGTTTATAACTCCAGACCAATATGCACAATTAAGAAAAGACAAAAATTTCTTAGCTTTAAAAGATATTGCAGGGAAACCTTTAATAATGTCAGGAGTTATAGGAGAACTTTGTGGAGTACAATTAGTAGTTACAGCTAATCCTGAGATAACTACTACTAATGAAGTACAAAATTTAATAGTTGAATCTGGAGCTGCAGCATTATTATTAAAGAGAAGTCCACAAGTGGAAAAAGAAAGAGATATTGACCATAAAGCAACAAAAGTTAATATAGACCAACATTATGGAATCTACATAAAAGATGATACAAAAGTATTGTTATTGACAACAAAGAAACCTGAAATAACAGCTAGTGAAGAATAAAAGGAGATAAAAGGGAATGGCTATTAAACTAAAATTTTCTATATATAATAAAGCAGAAGATAAAATAAAAGAAATTTTAGAACTTGAAGTAAATGCTAAATTATCTGATATAAAAGCAGAAGTCGTTCCCTTGACTCCTGTAGGAAAATCTAAAAAAGGTTATACTGGTGGGAGATTAAAAAAAGGTTGGAATATTATTCCAGCTAAATTAAATGGAAGAAGAATTGTAGGATATATCTATAATTCTGTAGAATATGCAGGACATGTTAATTATGGACATAGAACAAGATTAGGAACTTCCAAAATAAAACGTAAAGCTAAATCAAAAGCATTTGGTAAATATTATATTGAAGGAGTATATTTTGTTGAGGAAGCATTAAAAAGAGTAGGATTAAGACAGAGATTAGTAAAGAAAAAAGCTTTTTACAATGCTAGGAGGATTAAATAATGTATAATATCCCTCAATCTTTACTTGATAGAGTAAAAAGAGCAATGAAAATGGAAGAAGAAGATTTTAAGACTTATTTATCTTCATTAGAAACTGAAGCAGGAGTTTATGTTAAAAATTTATTATATGTAGATTTTAGTAGTTTAGATGAAGAAAATAGAAAGATTTTTATTTCATTCTATTTACAATATGCTTTATATTCTAAGATAGAAAAAGATGAAATTTCACAAGATAAGTTAGATTTTTTACACACTTATATAAATGGGTTTAATGAAAGAGTTGAAAAATTAGAAAAGGATAAACTAAATAAACAGACTGGGGGAGGTGTTGCATTTTTGTGATAGAAATACTTAGAGAAATTAAAGATAAATATAAGGCTTTAGATATAGAATGTGAAATTGCAGAGATAGATGACACTTTAATAGATGTAAAGCCTGTTGTTATTTTAACCCCTATTTCTGAAAGATGGATACATGACTTATTAGGAAATCCAAGTGATAAGGAAGTAAGATTTAGAATACAAGTTTTTAAAGAACATATTGAGAAAGAATATGATATTGAAATTGAAGAAACTTTAAATCAATTAAAAGAAATTTTAAAATCAAATGAAATTAAAAAGCATATAACTACATATTTGAGTACCAATATTACAAATGAATTAATAGAAGAAAATACAACAATATTAATCACAGGTGTTATAAATTTAAAATTACATAGGAGGTAAAAGTGGGAGTAAATGTATATATAGGAAAGCAAACAGCAGAAAAAGTAAAAGCAACTCAATTAATAGATGCTGGGGCAACTGATTTTAATGTTGAAGAGAATATAACAGCTTTAGAATCAGAAGTATTTACAGACTTAACAGCAAAAGGTGATAGTACAGTTGGTAAAATTGAAGTCAATGGAAGTATTCCTATAGAGCTTTCAAAAAAAGTTTTTGAGGAGTTAATGGCTGGAATCTCATATAAAAAAGGTACTGATGATTATAAAATGAGTACTGATAAACCTGCATTTTATACTGTTATATTAACTGATACTGATAATAATGAAAAATGGGAATATGTAGATTGTGTTATTTCAAAATTAGATATAAATATAGCTATTGGTGGATATGTAAAATCAACTATTGAAGTAATAGGAAAAACTTATGAAATAGGAACAGGTAATGTAGTAGGTGCAGCAGAAAGAGGAGAAAGTTTAAGATGTCTATTCTCTAACATTAACCTTGGGGGTACAGATATTTCAACTGATATTGAGGGAGCAGATATATCAATAGATAATGGAATAGAAGCAAAAGGTTCATTAAATAGTTTATATAATGTAAAAATTAGAAGAACTAAACAAGTGGATACAAAAGTAACTATTCAAAAAAATGAATATGAAAAGAATAGTTTTAAAGACTTTAAAGAAAAAATGATAGCTGGAACTCCTGTTACTGCAACAATAAAATTAGGAGATTCAAGTCATAATGATTTGATAGTGATAGAAGCACCTAAATTATTTATCAACTCAAATAAAAGAGGAGATTACAAAGGTTCAGGAAGTCACAATATTGATTTACAAGCTTCAGTAAATAATACAGAAAAATCACATTTAAAAATTACTTTTAAAGACTAGGAGGATAAAATGATAAAAAAATTAAATGAAAATACCTATGTAGAATACAGAGATAGATTAACAGCTGGAGAAAAAGAAAGATATAAACATGCTAATTTACCAAAAGTTAAAGTAAATGAAAAAGGAGAAATGATTTATGATGTAGACAATACATATGAAAACTCTCCTAATTTTTATATTTTATCAAGAGTGGTTACAAAGATTGTTCAAGATGGAAAAGATATAACACCTAAAGATAAGAATGTATCTACATTTTTAGAAATGATGGATAATGACTTATATGAGGATAAATTATTAAAAGATGTTTTAAAAGATATTTTAGGTAAAAATGGTTTTTTAGAACAGAAAGAGAAATCAGAGACAAACACAGAGATTTCTCAAGAGTAATTATAGCTATGAGTAAAGGAGTTGATTTAGACTTTTCTTTAGAAATGAACAAAGGATTAGATAAAATCTATTATAGAATAAATCAACTCCGAAAATATTTAAAATTTGATGGATTTTCTGGTAATTTTGACATAGCTTTTCTTCCTATAGCTGGAGGTATAGATGAGCAAGATTGGGAATGGGTAGAAGATATACAAATAGTAAAATATGAATTTAATAAAATAAGAAAATAGCTTATAACTTGACAAAGTCTAACATTTATATTATAAAAAACTTTACACATTCAAAATTTTATGGTACTATAAGTTACAGATAAAAGCCTTATTAGTTAAGGATAATTAAATCGGGAATGACGGTAAGAATATCATTCACTCGTATGAAGACTGGGTTTATTCCAGTCTTTAACTTTTATTGGAGGAAAAATGGTAAAAATAGAGATTGTTTCAGTGAAGAAAAGCTTTTTTTAAAATTTGTGATGATAATGAATTATTACATAATGATGATTTAAAAAGACCTTATCTTATAATTTTAAAGTTAAAATATAAAGATAAGAATATAGATTTTGCTATTCCTTTTAGATCTAATATTCCACCAAGTGCTAAAGTATGGGAGTTTTATCCCTTACCTCCAAATAGTACAACAAAAGAGACTTACCATCATGGATTACATTTTATAAAAATGTTTCCAATAAAAAAAGAATATAAAGAAAAATTTTATACTTCAAAAAATATATTTTTTCAACAAGTTATTGAAGCTAAAATAAAAAAAGATTTAAAATTAATAGTTGAAAAAGCACAAAATTATTTAATAAAACATGAAGAAGATATTATCAATGAACA